TCATTAAATCGAAGTTTGAAACTGGAGGAACAAAATGAGTGTGGTGCAAGTCCCAGAGGTAACATGGGCACCTGATAGAATGGTCGAAGTGGTTCTTGGTGAACCAGATGATTTTTTAAAAGTTCGTGAGACACTAACTCGTATAGGAGTCGCATCTCGAAAGGAAAAGAAGATATATCAATCATGTCATATACTACACAAACAAGGAAGATATTACCTTGTTCACTTCAAGGAATTATTTGCCCTTGATGGTAAACACGCTAACCTTACTATTAACGATGTTCAGCGTCGGAATCGTATTGCTCAACTTCTTGCTGACTGGGGTTTAATTAGTATTGTAGATGTTGAAACAATCAAAGATATTGCACCTTTAAATCAAATCAAAGTATTAGCATACAAAGATAAAGGTGACTGGATACTTGAAACGAAGTACAATATAGGCAGTAAAAAGAAAAAGGTGGAAGATAAAGAAGACTAACTTTTATTATTTGTTATGAAAAAATTTATTTTTGATGTTGACGGAACTCTCACTCCCAGTCGTAAACAAATGGATATAGGATTCTCTGCAGAGTTTCTTATATTTTGTTGTAAGTTTGATACTTACTTAGTAACAGGTAGTGATAAAGATAAAACTATCGAACAGGTTGGATCTGATATTTACAACCGATGTAAAAGAGTATTCAATTGCTCTGGTTCAGATATCTATGATGGTCACAATAGTGTATACAGATCAAATTGGAAACCATCTGATGACCTTATATCATTTTTGAATGATGAATTAGATTATAGTGACTTCCCAATCAGAACAGGTAATCATATTGAACACCGACCTGGTGGGATAAACTTCAGTATTCTAGGTAGAGGTGAAGGTAATATGGACGGAAGAGATGAATATGTAAAGTGGGATATTAATACAAATGAAAGAAGAGATATTCTTGCAAGATTAAATGATAATTTTCCTGATCTAAACGTTCAGATAGGAGGACAGACAGGACTTGATATATCCGATAGTGATAAGAGTCAGATAATTAAATTTTTTAATTTTGATGATGAAGTTCACTTCTTTGGTGATATGATGGAACAAGGACAGAATGATTATCCTTTAGCAAGAGCAGTAAAGGAGAGGCTCGGTAAAACGTACCATGTAAAGGATTGGGAGGAAACCCGAATGTGGGTTAATCGGTTCTCCTCTGCATATGCAAATGGTTTAAGATATAATTAGTATTGAATGCCGAAAGGGTTCACATTTTATACTCGCTTTTAAAGGAGAACAATTATGACAGCACTACAACGCTATCACTCTGCAAACTTACCAGAGTTGATGAAAATAATCAACAGAAACGGCATAGGTATGGACGATTACCTTGACCGATTTTTTAATGACGATTATTCATCAAACTATCCACCTTACAATCTTATTCATGTAAATAATGTTGAATCTGTGTTAGAGATTGCTCTTGCAGGATTTAGTAAAAAAGATCTAAAGGTTTACACTGAATATGGAAAACTTATCATCGAAGGAAAGAAAGAAACTAAGGAGACAGAATCCGAGTATGTCCATCAAGGACTGGCTCAGAGATCTTTCAACAGAGCCTGGCAACTCTCAGATGATGTTAAAGTCAGGAATGTCGAATTTAAAGACGGACTTCTTACCGTTAAATTGGGTAAGATAATTCCCGAACATCATGCTCGAAAAGATTATCTTTAAATAAATTACAAAGGGTTCTTGACGAACCCTTTTTTTATGGTATAATATATGTAAGACATATACTATTATGACTGTTAAATTAGCAATATTGCAAGACAATGAACAAGTTATTTCAGAAATAAAAGAACTTGTTGATGATGGAAAACCTGTTGGATATCTGTTAAAAAATCCACATAAGGTAGTTATTAATCAACCATTTTTAGTTGAGAAAGTAGATGATGACACATCTATTCAAGTGACATTAACACCTTGGATTTTATTAACAACTGATAAGGATATTATTATTCCTGGTAATCATGTAGTTACTATTGTTGAACCACTAGATAGTGTTAAAGAAATGTATTTGGAGAAAATAAATGGAAGTGAGAGTTCTAGCGTTAGTAAATAATCACTATTTAATTAGTCAGATAGATGAAGTTGCAACTGCTGATATTGGAGAACCAGATTGTAAACTAACAAAACCTTTTGTAGTTAATACTGAATCAGGTAAAACTGTTCTCGAACCTTTTATGTTGGATCTCACAAGAGAAGAGATTTTTATGATGGGATCTGATAAAATATTAACACTAGCAATTCCAACACCAACACTATTGGAACAATATCTAAATCTAATTAAAGAATGAGATTTTACACCAACGTTCAAATGGTTGGAGACAACTTCTTAGTTCGTGGTTATGAAGATGGTAAACACTTTATGACTCGTGAGAAGTTTTATCCAACTCTTTTTGTCAGTAGTAAAAAAAGAAGTAAGTATAAAACATTGACAGGTCAAGCAGTTGAACCAGTTAAACCTGGTACTGTGCGTGAGTGTAGAGATTTTATTAAAGGTTATAGTGAGGTTGAAAACTTTGATGTATATGGTAATGAAAGATTTATATACCAATACATATCGGATAATTATCCAGAGCAAGAAGTTAAGTTTGATATTGAAAAGATTAAATTAGTCACTCTTGATATTGAGGTAAAGTCAGAGAATGGTTTCCCTGACGTAGAATCTGCTGCGGAAGAAATACTTCTTATATCAATACAAGACTATACAACAAAACAAATTATTACTTGGGGTGTTGGTGACTTCAATAATAAACAGAAGAATGTAATTTACAAGTCATTCAGCACAGAGTATGAACTTCTAAATGCATTCATAAACTGGTGGATGATTGAAGATAATACACCAGAAGTTATTACAGGTTGGAACAGTAAGTTATATGATATTCCATATGTTTGTCGTAGATTAGAAAGAGTTCTTGGTGGCAAACTAATGAAGAGAATGTCACCTTGGGGTCTGGTTACAGAATGTGAAACTTACATTGCAGGTCGTAAACATATTTCATATGATATTGGTGGTGTATCCCAGTTAGATTATCTTGATCTTTATAAGAAGTTTACTTACAAAGCACAAGAGTCATATCGTTTGGATTATATTGCAAGTGTTGAACTTGGTCAAAAGAAACTTGACCACTCAGAGTTTGATACATTCAAGGATTTTTATACAAAGGGTTGGCAGAAGTTTGTAGAATACAACATTATTGACGTAGAACTTGTTGACCGATTAGAAGACAAGATGAAGTTGATTGAACTTGCCCTGACAATGGCATACGATGCAAAGGTCAACTATGAAGACGTATTCTATCAGGTAAGAATGTGGGACACAATTATCTACAATTATTTGAAGAAAAGAAATATTGTTATACCTCCAAAAGAAAGGTCTGATAAAGCAGAGAAGTATGCAGGTGCATATGTGAAAGAACCTATACCTGGCAAGTATGATTGGGTTGTATCATTTGACTTGAATAGTCTATATCCACATTTGATTATGCAATATAATATTTCTCCAGAAACTTTACTTGAAACAAAACACCCCACAGTTACAGTTGATAAAATACTCAATGAGGAACTTACATTTGAGATGTATCAGGACAATGCAATCTGTGCGAATGGTGCAATGTTCCGTAAGGATGTTCGTGGGTTCTTACCAGAACTGATGGAGAAGATGTACAACGAAAGAGTCATCTTCAAGAAGAGAATGATTACTGCAAAGAAGAAGTATGAAAAATCTCCTTCTATTGAACTTACAAAAGAGATTGCCCGTTGTAATAATATTCAGATGGCAAAGAAGATTTCTCTTAACTCTGCCTATGGTGCGATTGGTAATCAATACTTCCGTTATTATAAATTAGCAAATGCAGAAGCAATTACTTTATCAGGGCAGGTTTCGATTCGTTGGATTGAAAACCGCATGAACAATTATCTAAACAAAATATTAAAAACGGAGGGTGAAGATTATGTCATTGCTAGTGATACTGATAGTATCTACCTTAACCTTGGTCCTCTGGTGGAGGTCATATACAAAGATAGAGAGAAGGATGGTGCGAGCATTTGCTCGTTCCTTAATAAGGTGTGTGAGATGGAACTTGAAAAATATATTACGAGTTCTTATGAAACGTTGGCCAAATACGTAAATGCTTACGACCAAAAGATGTTTATGAAACGTGAGAACATTGCTGATCGTGGGATCTGGACTGCAAAGAAAAGATATATCTTAAATGTATGGGATAGTGAAGGTGTGAGATATGAAGAACCTAAACTAAAGATGATGGGTATCGAAGCAGTGAAGTCATCAACTCCTGCACCTTGTCGCACAATGATTAAAGATGGACTAAAGATAATGATGAATGGAACTGAAGAGGATGTAATTCATTTTATTGATGATTGTCGTGCAAAGTTCAAGACACTTCCTCCAGAAGATATTGCATTTCCTCGCACTGCATCAAATGTGCAAAAATATAAAGCATCGTCTACAATATATGCAAAGGGAACACCAATACATATTCGTGGTGCATTATTATTCAATCATTATATAAAGCAGAAGAAGTTGGATAATAAATATTCACTTATTGGTAATGGAGAAAAAGTTAAATTTCTTTATCTACAAAAACCAAACATCATACAAGA